GCTGGCGATACGGCGGGCATAGACGCTGAAATTACTCTCCGTTAAATTGAGGAAGAATCCGGGCACTCGGATCGGTTACTGACGTCCATTTGGGCATCCACTTGTATGGAACCACATGATCGTTATCTCCGAAATATTCATTAAATATGTCTTTGTATTTGTGCTCACCAAAGTCTCGGAGGGCATCGACCCATGCATACCCTACGGCATCGCTCATGCCATTCTTTTGGCGCCAACATATCTCGGGAGGGAGAATATCCTCGAAGGCTTTTCTCAAAATATATTTCTCATACCCATCCTTTGGCAATTTCAATTCAGAATTGATTCCGTTCATGACATAATCTATAAATTCACGATCGAAAAAAGGGACCCGAAGTTCGAGTCCATGCGCCGAAGTCGAACGATCAGCCCGCAGAACATCGAACATGTGAACGTCCCGAACGAGTCGGTTCGTTTCGGCTTTGAAAGACGCGACATCAGGGGCCCCGTGAAAATAGAGATAGCCCCCGAAAAGCTCGTCGGATCCTTCACCGCTCAGAATGACACGAATATCAGTATTCTTTTTGATATATTCGCTCAAAAGATACATAGGTATTGATGCTCGTACGGTTGTCGTGTCGAATGTCTCGAGATTCCATATAACATCTGGGATGGCTTTGAGGCCCTCCTCTATCGTAAATAATACCTCTGTATGATTTGAATCTAAAAATTCGGCCATTTTTCGAGCTGCTAAAAGGTCAGGCGACCCATCAAGACCTATGGAGAATGTGTTGATTCTCCCGCCGAGCGCCCTTTTCCCGAGGGCTGCTATGATAGACGAGTCGAGGCCTCCGCTTAGGAAGAATCCGACTGGTCTCTTTGAATTGTAGACTCGAATGAGGACCGATTCATAAAGTATAGTTTTAATGGAAGGATTATGAAGCATTGTAGGAACGTCCCAGTAGTTTGGAGACCAGCACACAAATGAGTCCAACTTTGAGTCGTATAAATGACCCGGGGGGAAAATATTGATGTTTCTCCCAAGGTGCGTGAGTGCTTTCATCTCGGAAGCAAAAGAGATTCCTTGTGATGAACGGCAGTAAAAAAGAGGCCGAACTCCCACTGCATCACGGGCGGCCCATGTCATCTCGCCATCGGTCACTATGAAAGCAAAATCGCCTCGGAGAATATCACAGGTATGAAAAAGTCCATGTTTTTCTATCAAAGGAAGTATGACTTCACAATCAGACCCTTCAGGATCTCCTCCAAACTCGGTATGGTTATATATCTCTGCATTCGCTATCAGATATTTTCCGTTGCGTTCAAAAGGCTGATGGCCGACGGGTCCGAGACCATTGATCGCAAGTCTCCAGAAAAGAAGGTGCGTATTTTTCACACAAACTTCATTGAAAAAATCAGGTCCACGATGGGACAATGCGTTTTTTTGGGGAGGTTTCTGTCCTGCAAAAATCCCACACATATATAGAATATATATAAATAATCTTTAAATATATAAGATGTGGTACGAAACTTTTGACGCTGCATTTTGGCTGACGATGGCTGGTATCGTTTCGGGTCTTACAGGTTTGGCCCTCAATTCTTGTTTAAAATCTAGATGTCGTTTGGTCCGGTGCTTCGGGTCAGAATGTGTTAGGGATGTCGAACTTGAAGATCGGGAGGCTTTACAAGGGATAAATTCGGTTCACATCGTATAAAGAGCATATGGAAGGACACCATCCTACTTTCTCTGAATTTTGGTTATAAAATACAGGTTTCCAGTTGGGTAAGTTTCGGGTTGCTGTCAGATTTTTTATTGAGTCATCTATGAAAATATAATTAATTTTGTCTGAAAATTGAGAATAAGATTTTTGGTCCGGTTTATAATGACCTGGACATACCCATGAGACGTCAGGGCCGAGAGAGGAGGCGACGGGTCTCGCCCAGCGTTCTGGTGCGTTTGTAAAAAGGGTCACCGGTCGCTCGAGATCTCTGACGTCTCTACCAAATTCTTTATGGTCCAGGACATCATATAGATGTGATATGAGACTATCATCGTATACTTTATCTATAAAATCACTCGTATCTATTCGAAAGGCTCGTTCGAGGCCCACTGCTGGGTGGCCATGAACGAGCTGCAGAATTCTGGTCGTCTCGGCCGGCCGAGATTCTGGGAGTTTTTGCCTGACATATCGTATCCAGTTATCCTTGACGTGACCCAAAAGTCTCTCGTCCCTGATAACTACGCCATCTATACCCAAGAGTAACATATATCATACATTGGCATTTAAAAATATTACAATGCGCTCGGGTCACTGCGTCCACGAGGCCTGCGAAGCCCGATGATGAGAATATTCTATGAATATTATAGCAATGGTGAATGTCATTTTCATTCCCGCACTCGTTGTCGCCCTTTTGTCATCTTTTGAAATAATTATAAAAAAACATCTTGTCGAGAAAATGAGTCACAAGATGATGGTGGTCACTGGATCTCTCTTTTATTTCATTTTCTGTCTCGTATATATAGGGTGGCATCGAAATGAGCTCCAGAGTGAGATAAAGGCTCTTGGGGTACCTATTATTCTTACTATGATTTTTGCGACCATGTTCGGTTTTGCCGCAAATATACTTGGTCTAGCGATCATGAGATACGAGCAGATCTCTATCGTCACTGCGCTCATGTCAACCGTACCTCTTTTCGTGGCGGCTCTCGCGGTCCTCGTGCTCAATGAGGCTCTGGCCCGAAGGCACATTGCCGGAATTGGCGCAATAGTCGGTGGTATTTTTCTACTGAGTTAATAGTTCGATGTAATAAAGATATACATATCGTATATGCTAGAATGGCACTCAATGTTACCCGTCTCTTTCCGACAGCTTCTCTTCCGACCCGCGGCTCGGCCGGAGCGGCAGGTTATGACTTATTCAGCGCTGATAATTATGTCGTCCTACCAGGCCGTCGCGTGGTCGTCTCGACTGGAATCGCGATCCAGCTCCCCCCCGGAACTTACGGACGTGTTGCGCCTCGCTCTGGACTCGCCGTGAAGCACGGTCTTGATACGCTCGCGGGAGTGATCGATCCAGATTATACTGGAGAGATCAAGATCGTCCTCCAGAATCTGGATGACAAGCCCTTCGTCATTCGACCTGGGTATAGAATTGCTCAGCTGATTCTTGAAAATTTTACGATCGCTGATATTGTCGAGGTCGTGTCACCGCCCCCCGCTACCGAGCGCGGGGAGGACGGGTTTGGGTCGACCGGCAATTAGGGCTTCCTTGGCCCTTACCGCCTTTTGTGAATATCCTTCATTTTTGTAAGAGGTGCGTTTCGATTCGCGCTTGCTCTGAGGCTCCATACGTTATAAAGGCAGCAAACGTTTACTTATAAATGAACTTCCAGGCGATTGCTTGGAACGGACAAGATCAGGACGACCAATTTACGATCCGTATTTTTGGTCGGTCTGCGAATGGAACATCGGTCTCTCTCGGAACAAAGTTTAATCCGTTTTTTTACGTAAAAAACGCACGTTCAGTTCGGGAATTTATAAAAGAAACTTTCTGGAGAGGACTTGTATCGTGCCAGGACGTCCAGGCAAGAGATGTGTGGGGGTTTCAGAACGGAGAACTTTCTCACTTTTTGAAACTTGAATTCAAGTCTCAAAAGGCTCTGAGAAATTGTGTCTATTCGATAGAAAACAACAAGTTCATAGAGCTCAGGGCCTGCAAGGTATACGAGGGAAACATAGATCCGGTCCTTCGTTTCATGCACGTATCTGGAATTTCATCGACCGGGTGGATAGATCCGGGCCTGTGTGAACCTGACGCTGAGACAACTTGTGAAGTAAATCTATGGGCTCCGAATTGGCGCTTCATCCAACCCATTACACGGGATGATGTCGCTCCTTTTCGGGTCATGTCCTTTGATATTGAGTGTTATTCGAGTACGGGCGCCTTTCCTGACCCTAAAAATCCAAAAGATGTCGTGTTCCAGATCGGTATGACGACTCGAGCCTTTGGAAGTGATGAATTTATAGATCGCAAATGTCTGTGTCTCAAGGAGACGGCCGGTCATGAAAGTTTTGCGACCGAGACGGATCTTTTGAAGGCTTTTGAGGTATATCTACACAAGATGGATCCGGACATTATTACGGGCTGGAACATCTTTGGTTTTGATCTCGAATATCTGATTGTTCGGGCAACAGTTCAATGCGGACTGAGCCCGGTATGGGGGCGGGTCAAAGGTGTAGTTTCTGAACTCGTAGAGAAGAATCTGTGTTCGAGTGCGCTCGGAAATAATCAGCTCAAAATGGTTCCTATGGTTGGACGTTACGTCTTTGATCTCTTTCAGGATGTGAAGCGCGAGCACAAGCTCGAGTCATATTCTTTGAACAACGTCTCCAAGCATTTTCTTAGTAATGCTCAGAAAAATGATATGCCGGTCCGGGAAATTTTTAGCCGTTTTTCCGAAGGAAACCCCGAGAGTCTGCGCGAGGTCGCCGAATATTGCATTCAGGACACGGTTCTGCCTCATAAGTTGCTCGACCGACTATGTCAAATTCAGAACCAAATCGAGATGGCAAAGGCTTGCTGGGTTCCTCTGGCCTACCTGAGCGAGCGTGGACAGCAGATCAAGGTATTTAGTCAGATGGCTAAAAAGGCTCGCGAACTCAATTTTATTATTCCGACGATTCGGGTGCCAAAGAACAACGCTTTTACCGAAGATGAAGGGTATCAAGGCGCGACGGTCCTCGAGGCTCAGGCAGGTGCGTATTATTCGCCGATCACAGCTCTTGACTTTGCGAGCCTGTATCCGAGCATCATGTGTGCTGAGAATCTTTGTTACTCGACTTTGGTTATGGATCCTAGATACGACAATCTTCCGGGGGTGACCTACGAGCAGTTTGGACCGCATCGATTCGCGCAAGCCCCCGCGCCTTCACTTTTGCCAGTCATCTTGGCTGACCTCAAGGCGTTTCGTAAAAAAGCTAAGAAACTCATGGCCCAAGCAGAAGGAACTCCCATGGAGGCTATTTATAACGGCCAGCAATTGGCTTACAAAATTAGTATGAATTCAATTTATGGATTTACGGGCGCGTCGAAAGGTATGCTTCCACTCGTGGCCATAGCGAGCACGGTGACTATGCGTGGCCGGCAGATGATTGAGGAAACAAAGAATTACGTCGAAGAGAACTTTCCGGGGGCTAAAGTGAGATATGGTGACTCGGTAATGCCAGAAACTCCTGTGATCGTGAAAATAAACGGAACTATTAAACCTGTTAAAATTGAAAACTTAGCAACTGTTTGGGAGTCATATGAAGGATTTCTTAAGGATGGATCAGACAAAGAATCTTCTGAAATACATAACGTCGAGGCGTGGACGCATCAAGGATGGAAGCCCATCAAACGTGTTATTCGGCACAAATGTCAGAAGAAGATCTATCGTGTGCTTACGCATACTGGCGTTGTTGATGTAACTGAAGATCATTCTCTTTTGGATCGAGAAGTAAATCTTTTGAAACCGAAAGATTTGATGATTGGTCAAAAACTATTTCACTCTTTTCCTACGATGACAGATTTTGTAAATACCACAAGTCAAAATTCACTTTTCGTTATAGGAATGTTTGTTGGGGACGGTTCGTGTGGTGCATATCAATCCGCATCTGGGCGCAAGTCGACATGGTGTATAAATAATCAAGATCTCAATCTGTTGAACAAATGCAAGAAAATTCTTGAATCTATGTACCCAGACTTTGGGTTTGTCGTGATGGATACTCTCGAGAGTTCTGGTGTTTATAAACTTAGTCCGAGAGGAAATTTAGTAAAATTTGTTGCGGAATGGAGAGGGTGGTGCTACGACGGCCAGGCAAAAAAAGTTCCAGAATTTGTATTTAGTAATATTGGGTCGAAAAGAGCATTCCTTGATGGTCTATGGGCTTCTGATGGATGTCGACGTGATAACGAGGTTGGAGGGTCTAGGCGCATAGATACAAAGAATCAGATCACTGCCCAGTGGTACTATCTCCTTCTCAGTTCTATGAATTTCAAGGTATCACTGAACACCCGAGGAGACAAGGCTAACATCTTCCGTCTTACGTGGACCGAATCTTCATTCAGAAAAGATCCAACGGCCATCAAGAAGATTGATATACTACACGAGTCCTGGGACGGATACGTTTACGATATCGAGACAGAAGCTGGTACTTTTCAGGCCGGTGTTGGTCAGATGATTGTCAAGAATACAGATAGTGTAATGGTCGAATTCGACGTCCAGGGTCGAAAGGGCCAAGAGGCTATCGATTACAGCTGGATCCAAGGGGAGCTCGCGGCCGAACAATGCACAAAGCTCTTCAAGGCGCCCAATGATCTTGAGCTTGAAAAGGTCTATTACCCATATTTCTTGTATTCCAAAAAGAGATATGCAGCCAAGATGTATGAAAAGGCAAAAGACGGAACGATCGCATTCAAGAAAATTGATGTCAAAGGTCTACAGGTTGTCCGGCGGGACAGTTGTCCCTTTGTTCGCGAGACGCTCAAGAAACTTCTGGGAATGATTCTAGACTCGAGCGATCCTCGGCCGGTCATTGAATCGGCCCGGCAGGCTGCCCGGGAACTTGTGCGGGGCCAGGTTCCCGTCGAAAAATTGCTGATGAGCAAACAGCTCGGTTCTGACTACAAGGTTCCGCAGCCGCATGTGAACGTCAGAGACAAAATCAAGAGCCGAGCGCCGGGTTCTGAACCGCAGCAGGGAGATAGGGTCCCTTTTTTGATCGTCAAGGGGCCTGGAAAGCTGTACGAAAAGGCCGAGGACCCTACTTGGGTCCAAGAGAGGAACTTGGCGCTCGACTTTGAGTATTATTTCAGTAATCAATTTAGAAAACCGGTTCAGGATCTTTTGGAGCCTCTCGTCAGCGCAGATCAGGTGTTTACCAAGTCGTTCTTTGAAGAAAAAAAGGCTCTCGACCGCAAGGTCTCTTCTACAGAGGAACTTGAAAAGAGGAAGAAATTCTTGACGATGTTTTCTCGAGCCTTAAAAGTAAAAGACGTTCAATAAGTAATGGAGCAGCAGATCCTCGAGCTCATCGAGGAAGAGGTGACGCGTCGGGTCGCGCTCCGATCAAATTTGATTCTCGAACGTATATCAACTATATATGACTTGCCCCTCGATAGGCTCGTGAAGGATATCACAGGTCTTGAATGCACGTTCTGTCGCGGTATCTTGAAGAACAAAAAGAGGTGTCTCAAAAATCCTCAAGATAATGGATTTTGCAAGTTTCACCAGTCTCAGGTTCCGGTGATTAATAATACTCGCGAAAGAATCGAGGCCCCTTGGCAAATGTAATAACTTAGAGAGATTCAGACTAGTATATGTAATGTCTAAGACTGATATCTTGCTTGCGAGTCTCACTAAATTTTATGAAATTCCCGAGAATCGCGAGCAACTCCACTCGATTCTCGGGAAGGGTTCTGGACCTTCTCTGCGTAAACTCGAATGGTTCGTCACAAACTATTCAAAAATGAATCATGTCTCTTTCATGGCCCCGAACGGGAAGATGTTTACCGTCCATGTAGCCTACAAGTCGAGTCTGGATGGCTACTCCAAAAAGCTGTTCGACCCTTTTTGCCGGACAGAGCGCATCGAGTTTCAGGGTCTGAAGACGACATGCGGACAACTCAATTTTTTGAGATGGATCATGACAAACGGTATAATTGATGCCCTTAAATCAGCGGAACAGCGGCAAACCCTCCTTCAAATGTAAGAAGGGAATACCCATAATAAAAAACATACAAATTGTATCCATTTGCAATTTCAGTCGTGTATTGTGGAAGAAATTTAATTGTAAGAGAGGTTGTATGAGAGTTTAACTTTCCGAAATTTAGATAGCCACCCTCGTTGTATTCTTTCGGACTGAGACCGAATGAATACATGTAGATATCTTTAGACGGGACACTTAATGAGTGGTCCATGGGCTGCTTGAATGTATAATAAAGAGATCCCTGAAAATTGCTACAAATATCCACGTTATCCAGAGTTATCTTCATGGTGGACACGACATCGACATAATTTACATTTCCAGAAGGAAATTGAAGAATCTCTGGTATGTTTATGTATTGGGTCGAATACCCATAATTGTATCTATTGTTGTATTGGAGCTTATTCTCATCGTTTTCGTATCGGATATTTCTAAAAAACCAGGTGATGAGCTGTACCGGATAATTGCCCGACAAGTCTATGACGGTGCTCGGCGTGTTGTAGGTCTTGGCTGCATTCTTCAAGACTCTGTTGACTATGAAATTTCTTTTTGTATTTTGATAAAAAATTTTTTCTGAATTTTCAAGTAAAATTTCTTCTGTTATGAGGGATGCGTTTCCAAAGTCTAGGGTGGGGTCGTTCGTGTTCGACCACCATGTGTTCGAATTGAAGGTAAACCGAATGTAGAGTTTCTGGTTCCACATGGCGCATGCAGGAAAGTATGGCCGGCTCATTCGGGACCGTTCATTTTTATGATTCGAATGCCTTCGGCAAAAAAAGAATTCCAGAGGTATGACGAGGTTGAGGGGTCCGGATAGGTTGGTTCCGCCGACAGCCTCATAAAGTCCCAATATATCGTCAGTTCCGAGAAAGAGCTGATCCCTAATCTGGTACCAATCGTCGAACAGGGTTTCTATAACGGTCTCATTCGCCATGAGCTCAACCTTTTGTATGATGGCCCTTCCGACGTGATCCGTATAAAAGATACTCGGTGGAAGTGCTGGCAAGGTGACATTTAGATACATATTCGAAAGAAGGTGTCCGAGTTCCGTGGGACGCAGCTCCATAGTGACCGTCTGCCCCTGATAGCACGGGTTTGGATTGGGCAAATCGTAAATTTTTTGGTAAATTGAAAAATTTGTATATCTTTTAAATTCTGGATTCCACCTCGAGCGGGTCATGTCATCTGTGAGAAGGTAGGCCTCTTGGGGTCCTATGGCCTTGAGGGAGAGGATCGATCCCGAACTGAACCCTCGGCCTCTCGACTCTATATACGGATTTTCTTTGAAAATGTCATCTGACACAGTATCACGGTTGAGGGACCGGAGTTTGGGAAAATTTCCAGTGACTAATTTTGGATTAATATTCACATATGTAGCCTTCAAGAACGCACCTGGGACGAACGGCCGTTTCAAAAGTATGGATGGAAATCCTCGAACAAATATCTCAGTCGTGTTATCATCGAGCTGGGTTCCGTCCATTGGACGGAAGACGCCGTCTGACACGATCATGGGACCCTGGTAGGTGGGCAAGTTCAGGGCGATCCATTCTCCCGCGGGCGGCTCAATTTTGTATTTAAATTGTATATAACCGTTCACGGTCGTGTAGGACCCGAACAGGGCAAACTGATTTTCTTTATTTGGGGGATTTATAATGGCTTTTTCTACGTTGTGAGCATCTTCTATACTCTGGTCTGTGTCAGTCCAAAAGGTAAAGGACCAATTATAGTCTTGGTCGGTCTCTCTATTTACACCTGTAATTTCTATCTGGCCTGCTATGCCCGTAAAAAATTGTCCGCGCCAGCCATATTCTACATTCTTGCTCGGCGTATCGGACGTTACGTAGAAGGTTCCCTCTTGGGGTGATGTTACTTGGTAAAACCCATCTACATACATCTATAGATTTGCTAGATTATTCTTCCACAAATCGACCACACTGGTCGCCTTCAGAGCCTCTCGGGCCGCCGCCTTCTGCCGGCACAACTCCACGAGCTTCGCCACCTCTTCCTTTGTATACTGATATGTCTTGATATCGAGCAGCTTCGGCCATATATCCTCCGAATATTTCTCGTGCCTGAGTTGAAGGTGGATGCTCTCAAGTGGGACATTGAAGACGACAATCTTCGAGTGGATCGCTACATCTCGGATGAATCTCGCCTTTTCGGAGAGCCACAGAATTTCAGAGTCAAATTCCTTCAGAAGCCAAGCCTTGCGTTTTTTATACGTATCCAACCGAATACCAATATAGTCTATCAATATATCCTCCGGGCTTGTGTATTTTTTCACGGCTCCGTTCGGCCCGATCAAGTGCATATTCGACGTGTTGATCGTCTTCGTGAGCCCCAGGTCCTTCACTGGATCCCGGCCGGTATATCCCCAGACTCTAAAATCGGGCGTCGTTTCAGTCGAGTGATTCTCAAACTTCTGAATTGTTCCCTTCTCGATCAAGTCGTCGAGATGCTCTTTGAAGTCCTGAATCCACTTTCCAGGGGGCAGCTCGGTGATATGGAGTTGTGAGCCCTCCACGACACACAAGCCTTCCATGACCCATGTGTTATCCTTCGTCTTTGTCATCTTTCCCTTGAAACCCTTGAAATGCGGCACCATTGGGGCCAACGCAACCCTGGAGAGGGCACACTCGATATTGTGTTTTATGACCTCTATATCATATGGCGGAACATATGAGCTAAAACCGGTCCCTATACCTTCGGCCCCGTTCACGAGAATCATGGGAAGGACCGGCGCATAATACTCGGGCTCAACCTGTTGTCCGTCATCGGTTACATATTTTAAAACAAAATTGTCGGCCGAATCAAAAATCTTACGAGTCTGCGGGGCAAGTCTGGTAAAAATGTATCGAGCACTCGCGGCATCCTTCCCTCCCGCCAGGCGCGTTCCAAACTGCCCCGATGGCTCAATCAAGTTGAGATTGTTAGAGCCCACAAAATTTTGGGCCAAATTTACAATCGTCCCTTGGAGGCTCGCTTCGCCGTGGTGATAGGCTGTGTGCTCTGCGACATATCCAGCCAATTGTGCCACCTTCATGTCGGTCGTGAGATTTTTCTTGAGACACGCATAAATCACCTTGCGCTGACTCGGTTTGAGGCCATCAGCCACGTGAGGAATAGATCTCTTAATATCCTCGGCACTGAAATTCGCCATGTCTTTGTAAATGAAGTCGGTCACTGGCAGGGCCTTGACCTTTCCGTATGGGACACCTGGGGGAGGTTTGGCCATATGGGTCGTGAGCCAGTCCTTGCGATCGTCCGATTGCGCTTTTGAAAATGCCAGATTCATAGACTCATTCATTTTCGGATCAGAATTGAAAGCGACCGTGAGCCGCTCGATCTGTTTGAAATATTCCTTGGCCTCGGCACTCGTGGAGGTTCCCAGACCCTTGTAATACTTGACTGGACCTGAAGTCGCGGGAGACTGGCGGAACTCCTCCTCGGTAAAATACCACACCTTCCCGGCCTTGATGACAGGTGTAATCATCGAGACTACAAACCCGAGCTCAATGAGGTTCGGCCAATAGACGTGAAACATATTGAGGACGAGGCCCTTGATGTGACTTCCGTCAAGGTCTGCGTCGGTCATGATCATGAGCCGCCCATACCGCAAGTCTCGCAGGTTTGTGTAGACCTTTCCGTGCTGAAGTCCAAGAATCTTTTTGAGATTGCTAAATTCTTCATTATCTGTCACTTGCTTCACGGTCGCGTCTCGGACGTTACGAGGCTTTCCTCTGAGCGGAAAAACGCCATATGCATTTCGGCCGATGACGCTCAGGCCCGCGATCGCGAGAGCCTTGGCAGAGTCACCCTCCGTGATGATGAGTGTGCACTCGTGGGACTTGTGGGTTCCGGCCCAGTTGGCATCATCGAGCTTCGGGACACCCGTGATCCTAGACTTTTTTGTCCCATCCGTCTTCTTGAGCTCTTTGTCATTTTTTGCAGCTCCCAGAGCTAGCAGGTCGTCCAGCACGCCAGACGCAAGAACATCCTTTATGAATTTTGGTTTAAAATCGAAAGTTTCAGAGATTCGAGAAGTGCATTCTGCCTTGGTCTGGCTGCTGAAGGTTGGATTAATTAACACGGCCCGGACAAAAACAAAGAGGCTTGATTTGATCTGAAAGGGTTTGACGGTCACGCGTTTGTCTTTGGCCACTTCATTGACTAGAGCATTGACAAATTTTTCAACGTGACTGCCGCCCTTGGTCGTCGCTATACCATTGACCCACGAGCACTGTTGAAACCCGTTTCGTGAGTGACCGACCACAATATCGAAAGAGTCGGTATGCATCTTGACGAGCGGGATGTCACCTGTGTGCATACGAGCATACTCTTCGAGCGATCGAACTTCAAGCAATTCCATATTAAAATATACCTTGGCCTTCGAGCACCACATGGCTGCGTCCCATGTTCGCTTCTCGGCAATCTTGAAAAAATCTCCCAAACCTCCGAACCGGGGCAGGTCCGGTTGAAACCCGATACCCACGTATACAGCCCCTGGTCGGTCCTCGACAACTGGCGGGTCGCATCGGCTCATGTTTGAATGCCACATTTGCCTATAGAATTTCTTCCCATCACCAATTGTGATCCAAAATTTGGAACTAAAAATATTTGCAAGCTTGGCCCCGTATCCATTGCGCCCACCCGTCACTCTCTGGTCCGAGTCGTTATAATTTGAGCTCGTCAGAAGGTGGCCGAAAATGAGTTCAGGAATCCAGAGAGCTTCTCCTCGAGCGTCTTTCTCCTTTTCATGCTTTTTGATAGGAATTGAAACTCCATAATTTGCGATCGAAATTGTGTCGTCCCGAATATCTACACAGATTCGATCAATCTTCTTGGGATGCAGAGAATACTGGTCGATTGCATTGACAAGGATCTCATCGAATATTTTTACCAACCCAGGTGAAGCATGTAAAATAATAGGCTCAAAACCATCTGTTCCATTGCTCCAGAAAGTTGAACTTTCAGGGGCAAGGGTTCCCACATATGAGTCCGGGCGTTTGAGTATATGTTCGACGTGTGAGAGCCGTTCATATTGTTGCATTTTGTATTTACACGCGCCACCTCTTTAGGCTCAGTATAAGCAGAACGAGAAGAACACATGTGATAATAGGCCAAAAGTTTGTCCTCTTTTTCGTAAGTTCCTCGTATGCTTGTTCTGGTGTAAATAAAGATTTTCCCAGACGTTCGTTGACTTTATTATGAATTTGGACTGACCACTCGAATACACGAGTTTCTGGAAATGGATACCTTTCAAGGAGTTCTGTAAAATGACTCGCACAGGTCGGACATGGAAGACTATTTGTGAATTCTGTTACAAAATTGGGAGTTGCTGTACCGGCCAGGCAGGCCGTATGAAATGTGGCCCAGAAGTGTGGTCCCCATATTTCAGGTCCCATTCTGATTATATGCAATTTTTAATTTTATACCCTCCTCTTAACCTCAGAACCAAGTGAATCGTCGACTCTTTCTGAAGGTTATAGTCTGCAAGAGTTCTATTGTCCTCGAGCTGCTTTCCTGCAAAGATGAGGCGCTGTTGATCGGGTGGAATGCCTTCTTTGTCCTGAATTTTTGCCTTTACATTCTCAATCGTGTCACTGGACTCGACCTCGAGCGTAATCGTCTTCCCTGTGAGAGTCTTTACGAAGATTTGCATTTGTTACTATACTTTTATAGTTTTTATATTGAGATTAGTACCTAGCCGATTATGTATGAATCTGGCCCTATTCCGAGACAGTCTCCATTGAAGTCTGGCAGGGCCTGACAAACTTTTAACAAAACTAGTCGGCTCTTTAAGAATATTCTGGACCCTGATGAGACGGGACGTGTTTACATTGGCCCTGAGTTTCTTAAAATTTTGATTTAAATTCATGTTCGGATTTCGACTGAGTCTATAGAGGATTTGCTGTATAGTCAGGGAAGGCCGGGCCAGGAGCTTTGGTTGACGTATTTTGTATCCATAATTTGGAGGTAAATGCGTGTGAGTGCGACTTCCTGGTCTCGGGGGGCGTATAGACTTTTTTATGTATGATTCATACCGAATATGTTCCCTGGTCCTGGCCGACTCCCTTCCCTTGTTCCAATTGCTCTCCTTTTTAGGCGCGTTTATTCCAGCTCCTACGTTTGTCCTGAAGTTTCCAGGAGGTAAACAGGCGTTTACTATGTAGACACCCGGACCGAGTTTATCGATAACAGACTTGATCTGAAGAGTAGTTCCGTGATTAATTTTGTTATAAATTTCGGTTCGCAGAGGTGCTGGTTCTAAAGCAAGATTATTTGCAGTGACGGTTCTAGATCGCATGAGTGGAAGTTTCCAGACATATCCAAATGATGGAAATGAATTATTTTTAAATTCTAAAGAAACATTCGGACACATTTCATTTTCAAAAAAGGTTCTCGACAGTATCTCTCCATGATGGAGTCCCGCGCGGGCCGCTTTTCCCTTGAAGAAATTTACTATGTCGCTATTATTCCTGAAATATTGTTGGGCCAGGATCCGCCCGGCACCAATAAACATACACCGTCCAGGTTTCGCCAAGAATATGACGACCGTATTCTTTGGAACGACCCATGAAATGTTATTGGCCTCGTTCACGGTCGCGAGACGTCCATGAGCCTCGATGAGCTTGGCCCCGAATTCCTTATACGTAGTGACAATTTTATCTTCTAGATTTTCGGATCTCTTGGCTCCTCGTGTAGCCAACATACTACATTATTATATTAAATTTTCACGAGCTTGAATCTTTTTGCCTCGCGCTTATCCCGGTTGTTCTGATCTTTATATTTTACATAATTCTTCAGCGTTTTTAGGTTTTTTGGATCTAAAATGAGTTTCCGGGCCTTGAGCCACTCGGCCCGGGCCTTGGCCGTCTTGATGGCGTTTATATTTGTCAGGTAGTTTGAAAAAACAGGACTCACGGACTTGTGACGAGCGACGTAATTCCTGACCGTGTTCCTATTATTCTTGGTGAGTTTAGTCCAGTAATTATTGAATTTTGATTCAATATTCTTGCGGCGCTCGGTCCTTGGGCTGTTCACGGGAATCGGCAGAGGGACAGGGGAAGTTGGCTTCACCTTGCGTTTTATCGGCCCTTTGATCTTGTTCTCAAAGGTGTTATTTGGAAGAAGGACACCCTTGTCCCTGAAGTGAGCCAGGACCTTGCGTTGATGGACCGGGAGTTTCTGCCAGACTCTAGAATAAATAGCCTGTCTCTCGTATTTACGCGTTACCTTTTTCATTTGATTTTTTGCATTGGTGAACAGGTTCTTGGGCTGAAACTTCTCACCCAGTTTAAGTAAAAAGTTGTATTGGTCCATGGGATTAATTCTATATCCAGAATTCTTCATGTTTCGAATGATCTGCATCGCATTCTTTCGGTTTTTGGCAGTCTCAAGCAGTGAATTATAAAAATTCTTATTGAGAAAAGGCTGCGCGCGCGCTCGCTCGCCCGCGCGCCGAGCTCTGGCGTGCTTGATTGCCGCAATCTGTGCCGGATTAAACCCCGCGCTATTGCCAACTATGGGTATCTGGGTCTTCTTGTACTTGAGCCGACATGATAGGGCTATATCGTTGACGTAGGCCTGTCTGCTAAAAATTACGTAGTTGTACACGAGAAAATCAACCTGACCATTTTTGAAAAATGAATAGTATTGTGCGAGATCTTCGTCTACTACCTTTTTGAGCTTTTCGGGAATCCACCATTGGCATGGGAACGACTTGCGTTGATTTGAGTCGAACAAATATCCTTTGCCTCCACACATAAAGCCGGTAATGGCGTGGTACTTGTGCTCGGTTGCATTCGATGCCCTAGAGTTTCCGATCGTCACGGAACAGCACATTTTATCGTACGAAACGGGACGAAACTTGGGGAGTGTTGACATTATTTGACGACCGGGTGCTTTGCAAATCACAAAAGGAGGGCGCTTCTGGGATTCATGTGACGGGAGGTGCCCGAATGCATCCGCGACGATATAGTTTGTTATTCCCAGATGTTTCAGAATCTTATGAATTTCCTCACCCGGGTACGCTCCCTGACCGCCGACGTGAGCCTTGGCGAGCGTGCCGGCCAGGCTGGCCCCGCCAAGGACATTGGCCGACTTTCCCATCTTGAGCGAGACCGATCGGGGTCCTGTCTTGAAACAGAGGTACTGATCTAAAAATTTATAGAAATAAATTCGTTTCGTCTTGATAATGTCTCCCCGAAGAGGACATGGGGCGTCCAGGCCGTCATCAAAGTAAGCCTTTTCTTGGTCCGTAAGACTCTTGTAGAATTTTTCCATCGAGCGGAACAGAATTTTCTGCCCGGCATCCGACAAGAGGAATCCGTTTATTATACTGAAGAACCAGCATGTTCCTCGGGATTGGATCGCTCCTTCACCGCATGACATCTTATTATAACGTGCAGAAATTTGTGTGTTGTCGTGGATTGGAAGGTTACATACAAGGACGAGCCACTCACAAAAAATGCTTAAGGAAATCCCCTCGTGGCTTCGGATCACTCAGCGGGTCGCCAAGCCGCGAGTTGTTCGAGAGGAGCCTCGATCCGGTCCGGTATGGGAGCGCCTGGTCGAGGCTGCCAGAAACACGGGTCATGCTGAGCCTGAAAAACTGGCGACTACCATGCTTCGGGCGCGAGAGGCAGCCTTGAAGCTCCAGAAGGACCGCCCCTGTCTACAGGTCACGACCCTTCCACCCAAGGCGCACGAGTCAGTCGTGCAGGCTCCCAAGAGCGACAGAAAAGTGATCCACGATGCGTATCGGTGCAAAGCACTGACGCTTGAAGGTCGGCGATGCCCTTTCAAGCGTCAAGGCGGCGATTTTTGCAAGAAGCACCACGTCGCAACAAAAATATAGGAATAATGTAATGGAGATGGATTATATATGGGCCGCTCTTGCTATAAACTTTCTTCTCGTCTGGCTCGTCCCAAAAATTTTTAAGGGTCCTACAGGAATTCAGGTTCTTGATGACATAGTTTTGTATCTAAATTCTCAGAACGGATTCATCATATCTTCTTCGATCGTTCTCGCGTTTGTCGTCTATGGTGCCCACAAGTGGATCGATTCTACAGATGTCTCTATTGGTCCAACGTCACCCCATTTTTAATGTAACCTGATTATAAATGATTCAGAGAAATGTGTTAGCCGCATCGAACAATATACAAAAGGCGAACGAACAGGTGAACGCAGCTAGGGCCGGGAACACGAATCGTCTCATCAATGCGGCTGCTGGAAATATAAACACGGCATCGAACCAGCTCGGGAGAGCAGCCGAGCTCGCGAAGAATCAAGGTCTCATGAATACATACAAGCACCTCGTGAACGGCCAGACGGCCCTCATGCAAGTCAAGCTCCTTCAGGCGCTTCGATCATCAGCGAACGCAATCAAAGTGCTTTCAACTGAGTCTGGACCTGGTCCATAAGGACTCGTGTATGCGTGTGATCCCAAAAAGAGACCTTCTTTTCGAAACACTCCTTTAGACACCTGATAATATCTGTATTTGAAGGGTGACCCCACTCGTGTTCCCGTTTAAACAAAAAATCGTCAAATCCAATCGGTCCCTTCGGGCTTGTAATTACCCATGGGGTCTTTACATATTCTTTGAGACCTCCATATTCTGTGATGATGACAGGTTTTGACCGGAGGGCCGCCTCGACTGCTCCCATTCCAACCCCCTCGGAATGCGAACAGTTTATGTAGCAGTGGCACGAGTCATGAATTCGATCGAGCTGCTCGTCGCTCATGAAGTTCTTGAGAACGATCACACCTGGAACATCTATTCTAAAATCTTGATTGCATGTCGCTTTGATGAGGAGACGCGCCTCTGACCCAAACTTACACGATTGAAAAGCTCTCAAAAGGCTGTTTATATTTTTCCGAAAATCAATGACATTCCCAATCGTATAGAATGTATAGGGCACGGTGTCTGACGGGCACTTGTGAGGACGTTCGGGTGCCCAGTGTCTAAGGAGCTTCCACGTGACCTCGGGGAATTGTTTTTCAAGAATTTTCATACTAAATTCAGAAGGACAAAAAATCTCCTTGTGTATCGCCAATTGTCCGTAGACCTCATTCACTGGTTCAGTCTCACAGACTGTCATGTAGAACATAGTATCACATGGATATTCGTAAACGGGTGTCGTGGGTAAAATAAAGGCGAACCCTTTCGAATACCTTTTTCTTTTTGGTCTTTCACCAAAGACTATATATTCTGCATCCAAGATGTCGGCATATTTTTTGTTCGCCTGGCCTATACCTGAAAGGAGGGTAGGGCCGATGAAGAGCCAGTCTGACATTTATCTTTTAGGTCTTGTGATCTTTAAACCATTGAATAGTATCCTTGATTCCCTCTTTGAGTGATACCCTCGGACTCATGAACCCACACGGTCTGGTCGTCTTTCGGGCCGCGCCATCTGGTCCCGGAACAAATTCAATTTTGATATTAAATTCATCGGCCACGAGACGAGCAACTTGTTCGATTGTATATTCCGGTGACTCTCCGCAGGTTATAATTTCTGGAAGTTTTTTTGGGTGTTCTACGACTCTCACCAGTATCCTGGCAATGTCGCTCGAGTGGATAAATTGCCTGACGGGCTTGCCTGATCCCAAAACTTCGAGGGCCGTTCCATCTCTCTGGGCGATCCAGGCCTTGTGAATGAGTACAGGTATGACTGAACCCTCTGAGATTGAAAAATTGGCGTTCGGTCCGTAAATGATTGGAGACTCTACGCAGGTGACTTTTGTTTTTGTATTTTTTGTTATAATTTTAGAATAAAATTCAGTAATTTTTTTAGGAAATGAGTCGATACATGTCATTGTCACTACCCGAGGCACTTGCCGACGGGCCGCCTCACCCAGAACATATGTATCTATGAGGATATTATCCTCGAACGGTTCGAGTTGGCTCTTTAATATCCCCCCAAAATTGCCAGCCAAGTGAATAACACACCATGGGTTGACGGCGTCGAAGAGTGCTTTGACGTTTTCAATTTGTGTGAGTGACCCATAAGTTTTCGAATCGACGTATATCCAATCGGGACGGATCTTCTGAATGGCCGAGCCTACCAGACCCGAGCCACCCGTCACAAGAACAGGTCGATGTAACTTGAGACAAATTTTTATAAATAGTTCGCGATCTTTACGAGATATCGGAACGTTTATAAAGATCATGGAAATCCATGAGAGCATCCAGGCTATCATTTTTTTAATTAATTTCTACTGGTTTTAATAGATGACTATTCTGAATATTTTGTATATGACACTTGCAGAATTATTTGGAAATGCAAACCTCAAATTTTTTGCAGATGGAAAAGGTCATCATCATCTTTCTATAGGTATTGTGTCGTGGTTCGTAGCCCTTTTTTTTCTAGTCGAGAGCTTGCGTTCTGAAAGTCTCATGTGGACATGTGTTATATGGGAAGCTATGATTATATTAGGTGGAGCCTTGACTGCCTATTTTATTTTTGGTGAAAAATTCACTCATTGGATTCAGTGGCTCGGAATTTTGTTCGCACTTGGCGCAGCCTTTTGCATAAACTATGATAAAAACCAAGTGTCTTAGATATTCAATGGATTCTTTTCAGAAACATGTCCTCAAGAGGCTCGATGATCTCGAGGGCGAATTGGCCGAGCTCAGAGAGGTAACTTGGCCCGTGTGTCAAGGAATAGTCGATGAAAAAACCGGGTCATTTTCCAATCTTCATACCAAGGGTCGTTTTTTTCGTTTTTTAGAAAATAGCGAAGTTTTAAAACTTTTGAATTTTAAAGCAAAATTCATGGGGACTCCAAAAGATGTAGTCGTTGAAGAACTTCGACAGATCCGGGTAGAGGTACCTCAGCTGGTCTTATCCTGAGTTTTGTTTTTCCATCCGCCCATATGCCCTGACTCACGAAACTTTCATACTCCTCGAGCGTCTGTGATTCGTGGTGCCCGTCGAACGCATGAGAAAAATTTCGAATCTTATTGTGAACATGTGCCGCGTTTCCAAAGCTCGAAAGATGCCATCCAGCATAATTAAATACTGGAAACTTCCATCTGTTGTCCCTTAAATAATTTGGCCCTGAACGCTTAAATAGTTCGTAATTTGTCAGGACCGTTGCGATCCATGGTTCAGAGTCATTCATATATTTAAAAGAATACACGTGATTCCACATATGGACCGATGTCACTATATGCGGAAGACCTTCAAAAGGGATCTTCGCAAGGTCAGGTATCTCGTCGACATCGCTCAACATGACTATAGATTCTTTAGAAACAGAGCGCCGCTCGAGGCCTCGGAGAATACTGCCCCTTTGAAACTTTTCGCGGACCCATGGATCGTCTGTTACAGGTATTTCATCATCACGTAAGATGACATGTTCTATTTTCGGAAGCCATTTCTTGAATCTTTCTTTGTTTTTTTCAAAAAAGAGCTCCTTCTTTGCACCCACGAATGTCAGCTCTGACTCGACCAAAACGAACATATCTACATACTCGTCGAGAAGAGTCAGACGCAGTTCTAGAACGTCGAGTTCGTTATAAAAAAGAAATGTGTCGATTAGCATTTTGTTCTTGAACCTTTCAATTCTATATGTTCCTTCATGATCTGATGAAGTAAATCGACTATACATGTCTTGAAGGTTCGCAAGGTCTTGTGGATTTTTTATTCCAGCAAAGTGAATACAAAAGTCACCTGGCTTCCAATAGACTGTTTTATCCATGCGATAATCGTATGCGTTGAATATGCTTATATGCTCATGTGGTATGATTCGAGCACATCCTTTGTATGTAGTTTTGAGGAGATAATCCACGGCAGTCTGCTCGTAAAAAAAAGGATGAGACATGTCGTCGCGCTTCCAGACATCCGCCAGAAACGCGTGTGCTTTTTCGCAATTTCGGATCAAAAATATACCATTATTGAGTCCCTGAAAATCTCGACCTATCAAAATGAATTTTTCTTTTGGAAGTAAATTTATAAACTCTTCTATTTTTCTTTCAAAATTCATAATCATAACATCTCCATCAATCCACAAAATAAATTCATACTCACTCAGATATTTCTGGACCAGAGGAATTTTGCTCCAAGATGGATGTCTGTGAGGGCAAAATATACTTTCATCGGTGATTCTGTCGTATCCATGGAGGCGCGCGTGGTCCTCTTGACTTTTCGTGCATTTTTTTATTAATTCTTTGTAATCTTTTCCTATAGACAGGGAGCATACTGCAAACTTCATAGTGAGATAATTCATAAATACTTTATTTGTTAATAGTATGAATTTTCGAGAGACTATTTTTCCACCCGGTAAAATATTCTTCAAAGGTCTTGAAGATATCAAGTGCAGGGCGCTCCTCAGGGACACGCGGCTCTTTTACCTTACAGAAAGTTTAACCCAGGCAAGAAATTATGGGTCTCTGTGCGCTTACAGGTCCAAAAAAACGCTTCGACTGTTTGAATTAACTCATGAAAATATACAGAAACTTCTCAAAACGCATCTGAGCTCGACTACAAAAGGTTTACTTAAAGTTGTCCTCGGGACAAATGTGACTGTCGGAGAGCAGGTCTTGGCGGCAAAGATACTTCTAGGCGAGGCGAGCACCACTGGGCTTCCGAGGGTGACAGATACCCGACGAGGTCAGCGCCTCAGCTACAAGGAACTGAACCATATAGTTTTTGGTAATTTAACACGAGAATTCCTCCGACCTCATGGGTATGATGGATATTATGCACCGAAGAAACCTTCAATATTCCATGGAGGTTCATTTCATTCTGAAATCATGTTGGTCGATGCATATAGAACTATAGAAAAGGCTGGATCTCGAATGCCTGTCGTGTCGGGTCATTCGTTCAAGTGGGCCATTCCCAGACTTTTCATGGATTTTTGCAAGAGAACAACTCGACTCATTAAACCTTATAATGGAAAATTAGTTATATTTTGCACCGGTGGAATGGCGGTCCGCTTGTATCTCCAGGAAAAGGGCGCGGCTCTCCCTGAAAAAATCAGAAGGACCAGGGATTTTGATTTCACCTTTGCGGTTCCTCATTTACTTTCGTCAGAGCAGGAGGTTTCGCTCTATTCTTCAATGATGAAAGATATTATGACAAAGCACCTCATAGCCTTTGTGAGATTTTTAAACAAAGAATACATTGGTATTAATGCCCGAATAAAAATTAACAAGCATTCTCGGTCTTCATATGATGATCCGAAACTTCAGGTCCCTGGGACGGGTCGCAAGGTCTATCAGGTTATAACGTATCAGATAGTCACAGGCCATGGAGAGGTGACAGACCTCGTCGACACGGCTCTAGCTGTATACCCAGGTGCTTCCCGCTCCATGATCCATGTTCCTTTTTCATACAAAATTGGAATTCCAATTCAAAAACTAAAATATCAGCTCAGAGACTCCATGGCACTTTTATCGGGTTCATTTTTGTATAAAGGCGCTATAGCCAAGAGAAATCCTCTCAAGGGTTCAGCAAGTAATAAAGGTCAAAAAAATGCAGAACGGGTCCTTCAACTTTTTAAAATTTCAAAACGAAATTCAAGTTTAAATTTTGCACGCAGGGTGACGGCACCACTGTTACAGAATATAACTATAAAGAATTTTGAATCTGCCAAAAAGGATGCGGCCCGGGTAAACACGGTTCTACGGAAAATTGTGTGATGTAGGCGTTAGATAAGGCATTTGAGAGGAGACTTCACCTCAAAAAAAGGAACAAATGGCTGGAACCAACTTCGCTGCTGCCGTCCAGGCTCTCGTCGCCGAGCGCGACCGTCAATTTCTGATGCGCGTCTCTACGGATTACAACATCCCATTTGAGGAGCTGCAGGCCAAGTATACCGAGACGGCTGAGGCAGCGATCAAAGTCCCGCGCAAGTATACCAAGCGCGACCCCAAGGCGGTGACGGTCGTGACCGATGGCAAGACCCAGAAGACACCAAAGGCCAAGGCTGAAAAGCAGTGCTGCACTTCCCAGACCTCGAAGAAGGAGCCTTGCAAGTTTAGCGCTCTAAAGGGAGAGGTGTTCTGCAAGCGCCACTTGAAGCAGCACAACGGCACTGAGGAGGTCCCGGTAAAAGAGCCAAAGGCGGCTCAGCCGGTTCATACTCACCCAATTTCAGAAATGGTGAATGCCGACTGTGACCTGTGCCAGTCCCACGGAAACCCCCTCGCCCCGGTGGAAGATTTCGAGGTTGTGGTTCCTTCTGTTAAGACGCAACTTGCCGCATCACAGCCCGCGCCGTCGGTTGCTGACCGCCTGGCAATGATGCTCGAAGAGGCCGATTCCGACTCCGACTCCGAGTCAGACCTTGGCTCTATGACCGAAGAGTGCTACGAAGATGAGTGAGCCGAAAACGAATATAGGAAAAGTTAGTTAGATATAATCGTGTAAATGTTATAATAAACAAAGATATCATTCCGGCCCATACCAGTCTTTTCTCCTCGTCCTTGTCCCTCACAGTATAGATGGGTCTCAAGATAGCCCCCACAAACGATTCGTTTTTATATATGGGTGTAAATATTTTGTCAAAGAAATTTTCACTTGGAAATAACCATTTTTCAAGTAAAGTCAAAACACAGACCGTCTGATTCATGACCCAGTGTAAGAGAACAAAAGGCACTATAAATAGATGAAGAGACAAGTAATAGTCATTTCCCAAAAAAGGTGTGGCGACCAAAAAAATTCGAACAATTATGTGAATAAATTGAATGATATTCATATCTATATTTCATGTGTGAAAAAAGATGTCGTGTCCTGGCTTGAATGGTTCTGAGGGTCTCAGACACACAATGAATTTTAGAAGGCCCATCCCGAGAGCCCGCGGGGCTGCGTCCGTTTACAACGGTCGTGGCTCCACTGAGAGTCGCGTCAGCATAATATGTGACTTGCTGGCCCTACCTATTCCTGAATTTTCAACTAAAATTGCCTGGCGCCCGCCAGTAGATTATATGTTGGCCGCTAAGCATCTTCGGCCTGAAGATCGTGAAGCCTATATTCTTCGCTCCGAAACCTGGTTTAAGGAGCACGAGCCTGCAAATAAGGTTGTCGAGCATCAAAAAAAGCCACTAGATTACACCCTTTATACAGAGCTTCTCCGTGAATATTACCCTCATAACCCGCCTCTCGATGTCAAGATTCCTATTATGAAATCTATCGGGTGTTCTCAGGCAATTATAGATCGGGCTATAAAGCGTGATGCGCGATGGACTGAAGATGACGAGAAAGATTGTGAATTTTTAGAAAGGGTCTTTGGTAAGTCGGCTCCTGTGAAACAGACAAAGAAGGTTATAAAGGCTGTTAAAAAGAAGGTGGTCTCTTAAAACAAAAGAGCCTGTAAAGATAAATGACGAACAGCTGTGAGATATGCTGCGAGTCACTAAATAAATCGACCCGTTCAAAGGTCACTTGTCCGTATTGTCCGTATGTATCGTGCGCCGAATGTTCTAAGCGTTACTTGTGTGACACGATTGAGGATGCCCACTGTATGGCGTGTCGCAAAGGGTGGTCCAGGGAAATTCTCGTCTCCAATTTTACTCAAAAATTCGTATCAAAAACATACAAGACCCGCCGAGAAAATTTACTTTTTGAGCGCGAAAAGAGCCTGATGCCCGCGACCCAGCCATATGTTGAGGCTGAGCGTCAGATTCGCAAACTCAAGGCTAAAAATGAAAAAATTATAAAAGATATCGAACATCTCACATTTGAATTGGGCCGCACTTCCCGGCTTCAACTGGGACCTCTTGCCGTCGAAAACAATTTAACTACCGAATTTGATGCGAGTGTTTTGAAAAATAGTATGATTAACGAAATAAGAAAAATTATATCATCACTTCAAATAGATCATTCTCACAATGATTGGATTATCCAAGAATTGAATGGGGGTAAGGCGACCCAGGTCGAGCGTCGGCAGTTTGTGCGGGCCTGCCCTTATAACGGCTGCCGAGGTTTTCTGAGTTCTGCATGGAAGTGTGGTCTATGTGACAATTGGACCTGTCCTGACTGTCACGAGGGCCGTGGTCTCGATAAGGATGCCCCGCATCTATGCACGCCTGAGAATATCGCAACGGCCAAATTACTCGCTCAGGATTCCAGAAACTGCCCGAAATGTGCTTCGGCCATATTCAAGATTGACGGATGCGATCAGATGTATTGCGTCCAATGTCATACTGCGTTTAGTTGGAGAACAGGCCGTATAGAGTCTGGTATAATTCATAACCCACATTATTATGACTATATGCGAGCCCATGGAGCGTTGCCTCGTGCCCCTGGAGATGTTCCTTGTGGTGGTTTTCCCGCCTATCATACTATAACGAACCTTCTTCATGTGAAAAAAATACATGCCAATATGGCACAGCTTATAAGCGCGGCCCATAGATCGGCTACACACTGTCAATGGGTCGTCATGGGTCGTTTCGCTGTAAATCGTAATAATGATAATAGGGATTTAAGGGTAAAATTCATGATAGGTGATATATCTGATGACATATTTAAGAGTAAAATTCAGCAAAGAGAAAAGGCTCGACAGCGCAAGACTGACATCTCCCAGGTTCTAGATATGTATGTTGCGGTCCTGACAGACCTCTTTCAGTCTTTCACGAGAGACTGTGATGAAAATATACTTGTGAATTCTCTTGTAGAATTGAAGAAACATGTGAATGATACGCTGGCAGACGTTTCTAGGCGCTACAGTAAATGTAGTGTTCCTATAATATCTGACAAGTTTGATGTGTATTAAAAAAATATATGTTATAATTACAAATGAAGCCACCTGGATATAAGATACTGTATCTCGATGGATGTGAAAAATTGGAAGAGATTCCAATTACATATTATATTTTGGAAGAGGCCCGTAAAGATGTGTTGTTATTAAAACCGGATCATGCGAAGATTATAGTCAATGTGAATAATAAGGATATTGTATGGAAATCCAGAAAATTTTTAGATTATGAGTATACGAAAGCGAGTGTAGATTTTATACACTAAAAAGATGTGATGCCCTCCCTAGAATGCAAGAGTTTGTATCTATGCAACTTACACTTATTGAAATGCGCCTACTCATCGCTTCTCTCCTCTGTTTTCTTGGCGGCGGCGCGGTTGACCCTTCGGTGTTCGAAAAGGTGTACGAACAAAGGCTATGGGGAGATCTGGGGGGGGGTAGCGGGCCAGGCAGTACACTTGAGGTTACAAAGCAGTTTAGGCACCAGATATCCTTGTTTATCATTGAGAATAATCTCACTACGCTCGTTGATGCATCATGTGGCTCATATTCGTGGCAACATGCCATGATAAACTACCTGACGTACAAACGTCACCATGTGCAATACACCGGGCTGGATATTGCCAGGACAGTGATTGACTCTGTGAGAAAAAAGTATCCACCAAAAGAGAACTCCAATCTGCGCTTTGAAAATGCAGATATGACACTTGATGTTCTTCCATACCGCGCCGACATGATGTGGACGAGAGACACCCTTCAGCACCTGTCAGAGTCGAATATCCGACGCGCCCTGGCAAATTTCAAGCGCGCAGATCCAACATGGCTGGTCATCGGGGGTTATGTTAAAGATGAAAACCAAAACATTGCAGACGGTTCTGCATTCTACTTTTCACCCCTGAAACCGCCCTACAACTTGTATCCAGAGTTTATATTCTACGAGACCCATGCCAAACACCTCTTTGTTTTTAACCGTCAGCAAGTTCAGCAGTGGAATTTCTAAATCCAGAATCTTAAAACAAAATTGTATTACTTGTGAATTTTCAATAGTTACACTAAAAAGATGTGATGTGCGAGTTAAGGATGACTGAGTTTTTGTATGTATATCTTAAAATGTTGAGTATTATCGGTGCCGTGCTCATAGCTCTTATTGTCACGGCGCATGGCGAATCGTTTTGCAAGTCGCGCGGGTTAGAGACGCTGCTTCACCTCGAGCGCCCTAAAGTCTACGACACCGTCATTTTTAACCATGAGGCGGACATGCTGGAAATACGGTTTTACGAGATGGCGTCTTATGTAGACCACTTTGTCATTGTGGAGTCTGCAGTGTCGACGACAGGGCACCCAAAGCGCCTGATGTTTGCTGACATTCGCCCACGATTTGCGCTTTTTGATGACAAAATCATACACGTCGTGTTGCCGGACGCTGGCGCGGACAGTAAGACCACATGGGACCGCGAAGCGTACGTGCGCAACGCGCAGCTCAGTCGACTGACGGGCATATCCGATGGCGACATTGTCATCGTCACGGACGCCGACGAGCTACTGCGCGCCAGCACGGTGCGAGTGCTGAAGGAGTGCGGCGGCTACGACCCGAGCCGCATCAAGTTTGAAATGAAGCTCTATTATTATAGCTTCAACCTGCTCTCACCGCACAACTGGCCCCTGGCAAAGGCGTTTCGATATAACGCATCCAATGCGCCCAAGGCCAACGACGTGCGCGGCTTTTCTGACAGTGTCATAACGTACACTATCCCAGATGCGGGCTGGCACTGCTCATGCTGCTTTTCGACATTGGCTATGATACGAAACAAATTGGCGAGCTACGGCCACGACGACATCACGAAAGACCCCGTGCTGTACACAAAGGAGCATATTGTGAGCGTGGTGCGGCACGGCCAGGATCTGTACGATCGCGCGAGCGAAACATACACATTTATCGAGCCGTCTGATGTGCCGACATACGTGAATGCCAATGCAGCGCGGTTTGCCTACCTCACCGAACGCCGCGGTCCTACGGCGGGGTTTTCGGATTTTCTCGAGTAGGACTGGATTGCGTCCCGTGAAGTGCGACCATGGAACTAAACAATGGGCGTGCCTATTCACAGACACTAAAAAGGTGTGATGTGCGGCTCAGGATGACTATGTTTTTTGTATGTATACCTTAAATGTCGAGTGTTCTCAGTATCATTCAGCGTCTGAGTGACACTTCAAGCCGTCTGGAGAAAGAAGCAATTTTAAAACAAAATTCAAAAGATCCTAGGATCAAGGAAACTTTTCGGTTGGCCCTTGACCCGAGTATTAATTTTTATGTTAAAAAGATTCCCGAACCTCTTGAGTCGGCTAAGCGTATAAGTCTGATGCAAGCGTATGAGTCTATGGGTCGGTTAACCTCCCGCGAACTCAGAGGGTATGACGCCCGGGACTATCTTGGTGGCATACTTGGTAGTCTGACTTCAGACGATCAAGAAGTTCTCAAACGGGTCATTGGCCGAAACCTGAAATGCGGCGTGAGCGAGTCGACGGTCGAAAAAATATGGCCCGACCTTTGTCTGTCTTACCCCTGTCAACTGGTGAGTCCCATGGATTCTAAAACAAAATTGAAATTTCCATGCATGGCCCAGACAAAAATGGATGGTATGAGATTTAATGCCATAGTGACTGATGGGTCAGTGTCATATAGGTCGCGTAACGGCAAGGAGCTGGATTTGGGTGATGTTCTGGATCGTGAATTCTTAGCAATTTCGAACCAAAATATGGTATATGACGGTGAGCTACTGATCGTCGACGGCCATGGGACTCCAGTGGAGCGCAAGACTGGCAATGGAATTCTAACAAAGTTTCAGAGGGGCACTGGGTCTAAGAAAGAGTCCGAGACCATTCGAGCGATAGTATGGGACGCCATTCCGCTCGCTGACTTTTGGGCGGGATCTTGCCCTGTTCCATATGTAGAGCGTTTCGATAGTTTAAAGACGCGTATGGGTAAAAAAATACGCATCGTTTATTCCCAGACTGTGAAAAGCCTGGATGAGGCCCGGGAACTATACGAGACGATGCTGCATTCTGGCGAGGAAGGGATTGTCCTCAAGGATCCCAAAGGGCCGTGGGAGAATAAGCGAGTCAAGCATCAAGTGAAGATGAAGGCTATTCTAGATGCTGATCTAAGAGTTGTGGGGTTTACACCCGGTACTGGTAAATATGAAGGTAAAATTGGTTCTCTGTTGGTCGAGAGCGCTGACGGCAAGGTTCGCACGAGTGTCGGGACCGGTATGACCGATGTAGATCGCAGCAAAGACTACAAGTCTACTTATGAGGATAAGATTGTGGAGATCCGATATAATAGTCGCATAGGTTCTAGTATATTTTTGCCTGTATTTGTGAGTGTCCGTGAAGACAAAAGTGAGGCTGACCTCTTGAAGCCTACATAAGTGTAAAAATTTGTGTCCTGTCCGCGTCAGTCTTTCGCATCCCTAGATTTGGTAACCTCTTAAAATGCGTTTCACGCAAGTAACTCGCGTCATATTCTTAATAATTCTTCTGTTTACAAGTCCCACTTCGTCTGAACGTTGTCAGTCGTCATGCAGATACAAACAAGGGCGCATATCGATGATACACTTTATTCACAATCTCTTCAATGAGACGGAGGCTCGTGGTCTCTCTCTGACGAGCCGGCCAAGAAAGGCTGCTACAGTGTACCTTACTAAAGCTGCTGTGGAGTCGTGTATACCAGGGGATATTGTTGAGACAGGCACGTACACAGGGGGGACATCTGCAATGATTATGAGGACACTCATGCATTTGGATGACTGCAAGCGTCAATTCTGGGCCTTCGATTCTTTCCAAGGCTTTCCTGAAATTTCCACTAAAGACGGTGCTGGCGCTGACGTGCCTCCAAACATGAAAGTTGGACAGCCGGGTGAATTTCTTGTTTCTCAAGAGATTTTTGAGAATAACTTGAAAGCATTGAATGCATGGGACTCGAGGATCCATGTGGTCAAAGGCTTTTTCAACGAATCCATCCCACGCGTGTCTTCGCAGATTTTGTCAATTGCCTTCCTCCGACTTGATGGTGACCTGTACGAAAGCACAATTCAGCCTCTGACTCTTTTATACGACAAAATCGTTACGGGGGGCATCATTTACGTGGACGATTTCGGTTCATTTAACGGCTGCAGGCGGGCTATTGAAGAGTTCCGAGCAAGCCGGGGTATAACCAGTATCATCCACAACATTGTTGAGTCTGGCTGGGGTGGAGTAAATAATGGATGGGTGGAGGCTGTGTGGTGGAAAAAAGAGTGAGGCCGACCTCTTGACTAAGGGTTCCAGAAATTTTGAATTTTGAAATAAAATTGTAAGTCACTTATGAAATTTTTTGAATTTTGAAACAGAATTGAGGATCAAAAATTTTAGTAGGGTTCCGGAAATTTTGAATTTTGAAACAGAATTGAGGATCAAAAATTTTAGTAGGGTTCCAGAAATTT